CGGAAGAATTAATCCGAAGGAGTTTTCTCTCCTTTTAGCAAACGCCTAGTTTCTACAACTAGGAACTCCTGGTCCTCGCTCCTCTTACATTGTACGGAGGTAATTAATCTCCTTATCATTAAGAGGGGGGACACCTAGAGCACAGCTAAAAAGGGCAATCGAGGTGGAATTCTACGGCTCGTTCAAACTCCTTTGAACAAGTCCGGTAGAATGCCCTCATGTCCGCTAAGTCCTTCCTAGAAGGCTTAGAAATGGAGGTGATCGGCGTCAAGTCGAGCTCCTCCAATAGCTCCTCAAGGTTATCACCTCTCTTTCCAGAGAGGGGAGTCGAGGCTAAGAAATCCCTATAGTAAGCACTTAAGGGAACTCAGCAACCAGGAGAAACTAAAAATAGACAAAAAGCGGCTCAGAGAGGCACCGCAAGGGCAGTTCCCTTTACCCTAGAGTAACTATCAACAGTGAAATAGGATTGGAGAACCCTAAACCCAACACTTCTATTATTCTTCCATCTTTTTAGTAGTATCTGGCCTAAGGCCTCGTACAAACTAAAGAAGACGGTAGAAGCCGGAAGGTCTGACCAGTGTTGACGATTCACTACCCCACTAAGTGCGGAGTGTCTGTCTATACTGATAAGACCTCACGGTCCAAATAATAGATAATGCCCAAACATAAAATCTTCCTTCCTTTTGGAGATTTTATGTAGCTTCTCAATTAGGCCAGATGTTGTAAATATCCCTCTAAGGTAACTATCATGTAAGAGAGTCACCTTAAGAAGCTTATTGGGAATTGAGTTAAGGATTAACTTAGGCCCCAATACAGCATCTAATTCGCCAGTCTGCATATTAAATAACTTTTTAGCAAATTCAATATAATTTGATTTTATAATTGATTTACTAAGAGATATTTTAACACCCAAATTGGTCATGAGTCGAACATACATATCACCCTTGTTATGGATGATTGCCATGTCGTCTCCCAATACGGCATATCTCATCTCTTCGTCCTTCTCAAAAAGAGAAGCAACTAAGACATGGTGAGTTAATGCTAACATTGCTCACGATGAGTATGCCCCCATTGGTTGACCAACTGAATATTTAATATACTCCCCTTTATAATAAAAAGGGATATTTAATATTTCAGCTCACAAATTGGATTTCATCTTACCAATAAATAACGATAAGATGTCCTTTTGAACTTCTAGCGGCAGACGATCAGTCGCCGCAGATAGATCATAGGAGGAATATAAACAATGTTCCTTCTGGCTTTTAAAGAGGTTGGTTATAACCTCCTCTTGGCCATAGGTACCATCTGTAGGAACCTTCTTGAGTAATTCCAAAATGGAATCGTGAAGGGGCTTAAGGGATACTTGTATTCAATAGTTGGTTATACCAACTACCCTAGACTTTCCGGCAACATCTTTCACTATAGAAAGACGACCGAGATGTAATTTCTGATTCTTAATATATTTAACATATAAAAAGAACGGAAAAGACAATGAAAGTAAGGTTATAAGCTGAAATAAAACATTTCAACTTTTATTGAGCACATTTCATCCTAAAACTGCTAACAGCACTCTCGGGTGTGAAAGGAGCGCCATTCCATCTATAAAAGATGAATCAAGCGATACTTTCCCATTTGGGCCTGCTGTTTGTATATTTAAGGCTCTTGACTTTAACATTTTTAAACGGAATCCTCTCCGAAGTCCAGCCAATTTACATAAGTTAACCTTACCTTTTGTTAAGATATTTAAATCAAAGGTTTTTGATAAACCTTCAAAAGGGGCCAATATAGTTTCTAATGAAACTTTTGGCCATCAAGGCATAACTCTGTAAAGAGCTAAGATGGAACTAACGGCTAAGAAACAAGCCCTGTTATCCATACGATTACGGAGCTCAATAGGTATTATCCTAGGGAGCCCACGTTTATCTAAGGATACATGGTGCTTGAATTCTTGGAAGGCAAAACCAGCTCGGTGGAATTGTACAACGGTATAACAATCCTTAAGGTATTCAAATACCATACGGATGTTTTTACGTGACCTTTCAGTCTCGTAAAACCGAAGTATTCTTCTCACTAGCACTTTAAAGTCATGATCTAAATGAAGCCCAAAGGACCAGAGTACAGTCTTAGTATAAAGGAAGATTAAACTCCCTTTAAACCAAGATTGTACTTGAGAATTACTTTTAAATCGAAGTTTGTTATTAATTTTAGTAGCATTCTTTGTATTTAAAGGTACTCATCCTATCGTTGAGATTGAAATTCTAGAGTGAGGGGTGCTAACCCTGCATTCCCGAATTAGTTCATCTTAAGAACCTCTCCGCCCAATAGGATCCAGAAACTCACTGGATATCTAGTCACTACACTGCTGAGTGGGCAATGCTTTTGCTTGTCCGCTACATCTCTGTAGGGGGTGCCGTGGTGGAGACCACTAGAAGGACTTCACATCTTGCCAGACCTGGACAATGAACCCAGGCTTGCTTAATGCAAGGTTCAAGATCGAAAGATC